AGCAACAAAGTTACCGCCCCCGCTTACGTTTAGCATACTCTGCAATTTATCAAGCGGAGCAATTACCTCAGGGTTTGAACTTGCGCCAGGATATTCGCCCATTAAGCCCAAAGTCGGGCCGCTGACTATACCGCCGTCTGCAAAAGCCTTAACGCTACTGCCTTTACTCATTGCATTCTGTACAATTTTAGAAGCCGCCACAAGGCCAACACCAGCAGCAATAGCAACAACGGGATCAAGGCTTTTTAATGACTCCTTGAAGGCATCAATTGCAATACCTTGAGCAATAAGCGCCTTACCAAAAGTACCAAGGAACCCAGCCAAAGAACTAGCAAAGGACTGCAAAAAGTTTTGCATTGCGTCAGCTTCTCCGCTCAAAGCGTCCCCTACCATTACGCCAAACGAAGCTAGCATATCCTGAGACATTTGTTCAAGAGCTGCGCTTGCTTGCTCTGCAGCTACTTTCATGCGGTCCTTAAATTGCTCCATTTTTACCGCTCTCGCTTGCATAGTGGCAAAAAAAGTGGCGTTATTAGCCCGCCATTGCTCAAGCGCAGCAAAATCCAAAGCAGCAGCTTCTTCGTTCTCTTGCGCTACCTGCATTAACAAGTTGTCGGCAGGGGCAGCAGTAGGCTGAGCAGCTGGTGCTAAATCTGCCTCGGTCATTTCGCGAGGCTTACGACGGGCTGATAAATTAGCTAATCGCTTTGCCTCTTCATCTTGGAGAAACTTAGTCAAGTTCTCCTGCATTGACATCTCAAGCTTACGCTTGTCTTCTAGGTATTTTTTATACTTATCTAGGTCTTCTTTCCTATCTTTTTCTTTCTGTTCGCGGTCTAATCCTGCAAGCTCCGACTGCAGCACACTTAAAGCAGTTGCTGCCTCGCCTTTTTTTATTTCCGCGTCAATAGCCGCCTGCGTTCCCGCTTGAGTTCTTTGCCAGGCCTCTGTGGCTAGCTTAACGTCTTGCTCGGCATACTTTATTTTCTCCTTTAGTATGTCTTTTTGAGCTTTCCCTTGAGCTTCTAAAGCTGCTATTTCTCTTTCTCGCTCTTGCCCTAGAGCAGTAGATGCTAATGACTTATCCCAGCGCTCTACGCTTTTACTTGCCGTGTCTGCGCTATCTGCAAGGTCAATAAAATGACTCGCTAGCATTGCCACTAAGCCAATAGCAACCCCTACGCCAGTAGCAAGTAAGGCAACCCTGAAGGCTTTCATTGCTCCAGTAGAGGTACCAACAGCAGCGGAGTAAATTGCCTGTGCCTTAGAGCTTGCTAGCGTCCAAATTTCGTTCTGCCTTTGCGTTAAGTTATAAACAGCAACAGCAGCGGAAGCTACTGCCATTATAACCTGAACTCCTTTCATTACCTGGCCTAGCCCTTTGTTATCGCCAGCCAACAAAAGAGTAGCCATAGAGGCCGCGTTAATTGCTCGGCTCATTGCTTCCATTGCCTGCGTGTTCTGCTCGGCTCTGCGGCTGCCTTCTTCTAGTGTGTAATTAGCCTCTGCTCTAGAATCACTTAGGTTTCTGATAGCGCCTTCTTGGTCTTTTATTTCAACCTTTAGCGAGGCAATAGCGTTCTTAAGCGCTTTCTGCCTCATTAGGTCGCCTTTGCTAGTTTGAGCTAACTTATTTTCTAGCGCTATTAGATCCTGCTTAAAGCTGGTTAAAATGCTGCGCTGTTCGTTTATTGTCTCTGTAAGCTCTCGACGCTTTACCCGTAAATTTTCCCCGCCTAACGCCTGCTCTAGTGCTTTTTTAGAACCAGCAGCAGCGGCCTCCATTTTTCTAGTAGAGCCCTTTACAACATTAACGGCGTCAGCCATTCCCTTCTTGAGTTTCTCAAAGGAGGCGCTAATTATTACGTTTAAGTCTAAGTTACTAGCCATTACAGTACAATTTTAAAGCCGTCCTCCTGAAGCAAAAAGCCGCCATCTTCAAGCAGCAAGTAATTTACTGGAGGCAAACCATAGGCATAGGAGTAGCTCAAAATGTAGTCTTGAGAAACCTGTACAACCCCGTCAAAGTCTGCCGCGTCGTCTACGAACTCCTGCTCATTGTCAAACTCAATATAAAAAACGTTAACGCCGTTGTATTCGCCAGGGGTTACAACGTTTAGCGCGTCTCTAACTGCGTCGGCTAGTTCGCTAGCATCTTCGTAAGTCAGCGCTAGACAATCAATCTGTACCCGCGTAAAGTCTAGGCGGCTGTTCGAGTCTTTGGTTGGCGTGGCGTTAATATTGACCTCGCTATAAACTACGGCAGGAAAAGCCGAACCTTGAGGCAAGCGCAGCGGGTTAATTCGGTTAGAAACTAACGCGCTAACGCCCGCGCTGTTGGCGAGTATGTTATAAATTACTTTTGCGGCTCTCATTTAGGCGGGGTTAGCTAGTCAAAAATAAGCGAAACGCCCTTAACACTTGCCGCAATTATTGGCTAAACATCTTTTTAAATTCTCTTAGGCTAATTTGTTCGCCATCATTGGCCAATACTGGGGTAAGCTTGGCTAGCGTTTCTTTGTTTTCTTCTAAGTGCTTAATGACAGCCTCGGCGTTCGTTTCGGCTACTTCCCAGGGAAATTTTACCAAATCTGTTGGCTTTATTCTCTTCTTGCTGTGAGGCATAAGCATAAACATAGCTAACCACCTAGTGCGCTCCCATTCATTTCTATATTGCTGCGTTTGCTGGGCTCGCATACCTTGCAGCCGAAGCATAAAATAAGCGGGCGTTGAGTCATTAAACTGCTCTTCTGTTAGGTGCATTTCACCGTATCCAATAGAGCGCAATTTATCAAAGGTTAGCGGCTCCCGCTCGCCGCCTTCTAGTTTCCCTCAGTTGCTCCTTCTTCTGTGCTGACTGCAAAAAACTTACTTACAGCTTCAGTAAAGGCGGCCAATGCTGGGCTAATTTCCTCAAGGCTTTCAATCTCCTCGGCTATTGCCTCAGCGTCTGCAAACGGGCATTTTTCGCCAATCTTTTTATAACCTGCCTGCACGCCGTAGAAAGCACAAAAGCGGGCAAAAGATAGCGACTTAGCCACCCCCTGCCCGCTTGTTGCGAGTTGGTCAAAGTTTTGGATGTCTTGCGACTGCATTACGCGCTCAATTGCTACCATGTTAAAAAACAGCGGGTGCTTTTTGCCCCCTATTGTAATTTCTTGCATGGTGCAAGTATACGCAATAACGCGCTAATTTTTACACGGTTGCAATTGTCAACGTGCCGCTGCCCTGCAAGCTTGCGCTAAAAGTTGCAACGTCGTTAACTGGAGCACTCCAAGTAATGTCGGTAATCAAAGCGCTGCCGCTAACTTTCAAGTCTCCGCTCACGTTTGAAGTCATTACTACTGTGATATAGTCACCAGCTACAGCGTCGTCAAGCAATTCCTTGAAGCTCAAGCCAGTACCTACTGAAGCGTCTTCTTCGAAAATTCCTTCAATGCTCATACTCCAAGAGTTCAAGCCTACAAGAAATTCCTTGTAATTACCGCCGTCTTTGTTGGTTGCGTCGATGGTGTCTTTTGTAAAGTTAATGTCGGTCGCAGTTGCGTTTGCGATTTTGGTTAACACTCCGCTTACGTCTTTGTAGATCGCAATGAGGGTACCGTTTACTAGTCCTGTGGTTGCCATTTTATTTCTATTTTAATTGTTTACTTATTAATGCGCTTAGCTCTTTTTCAATGTTAGCCTTTACGCTTGTTTGGTTCTTATCGAAAGCCCTTGAAAGAAAAGGATTAGGAGGCACGATAGTTACCGTGCCGTCATAGCGCTGACGCTTCCAGCCTCCTGCAATTAGATAGGCGTGGTAACCTTTCCAGCTGCCGTAAGTTCTAGGGCCAATAATTACGGCGCTTTTATAGCGCTTATTACGCTCGATAAAGCCAATAGAAGCCCGCAGGTTACCCGTGCGGCTATTTATTGCAGCCTGAGCGTCGTTAACAATTGGCTGGGCGCTTTTCTTTATAGCGTCATAAGCTTTAAACTCCAGCCCTTTGGTAGAGTTTTTAAGCTTGTTTACTATATTATTTAGCCCCGTTACCATTGCTTTCTTAGCTCGTTAATTCAGTCAGCAAGTTAGCGTAAAGCCTGCGCTCTTTCTCGGCAATGTTTAAAATGTTGTAATAATTGCCGCCCCAGTTTATGCGCATCTTTACGTTAAAGCCAGAGTCATAGCGAGTAATAAAATTTACCCGCGTTTTATGCTCTCTGCGGTCTGCGTTCGTAGGCTCCTGCCCGAAGTCGCTTTCTTTGACCTGCGCCCAAACTTGCGCATAAGTTGACCAGCTGCGCACGCGCTGCCCTGTGTTAGAGCTTACGCTTTCGGTGTAGCTCTCAATAGTTACCAACTCGTCAAACTTGCCCGCGTCCATTATACAAAGAAGTCTATTTTATAAGGTGCAAGCAAATAGTGCAAGCCAAA